TCCCGTCCTCTTTATTCAGAGTGATGACTTCGACCTTCGGCGATTGCTTCAGCAATTCCACACTTCGGTCGGTGCTGGAGCCGTCGTACACTATTATTTTATCTGCAATCTGTTCGTAGTGTCGTAGGAAAAAGGGTATCAGTTTTTCTTCATTGTAGCAAACTGCCTGAACAAGAATGCTCGTCGGCTGGCCGTGGCAGGCTAACACTTTATCCACAAACACCCAGGGCGCCTCGTCGAAGCATGCCTTTGCAAAGTTGTAATCGTGTACAACTTTTTCACCCTTGATGTGCTGCCACTGGATGAAATGTTTTTTCGCAATATCGGTTCGCACCAAATAGTTTAGTGAATCAATATCCTGCCATACTGGATATTTCCTGTTTGCCGGTGTCGGCACTTCATGGTCGGCTTCGATATGCTTGATTTGGCACCATGCGCCGCCTGCTTTCCCCCCAGCCAATCTTGATGCAAAGGTCGCCTGCCATAACTTCAATACATAATCAGGATAAACAATATTATCACTATCGACGAAGCACACATACGAGTTCGCATCGCTCGGCAATTTCACCAATACCGACATCCTCGGCCGTGATCCGTACAATCCTTCGTGTTCGGTGAAGGTGTACTCGATATTGATAGGGGTGGATTTCGCAGCAAACGATTTTACGATTTCCTCCACTTTTGGGTCATGCCCGTCCGCAACGACATGAATAGTGAGTTTCGAATAATACTGCGCATACAATGATTCCAGAGTTTTTTCCAACTTCGCATATCGCTTGTACACGGGGACAATAACGTGGACGGGTTGCCAATATTTTTTCGCCAACCAGTTTCTATTTCTTGCCGTTTGCCTATCCCACTCTTCCCTAGAAAAAAGTTCGCCTGAGTGCATCGTATTTTCGGCTTCATGTCGAACAGGGAAACCGCCGACTCTATCCCTTATGTAACTGTATGTATGATAACCCGCTTTCATTGCTCGAATTGCAAAATCAGTATCATCGCAGTATCCAACCCCCAGGCCGACATCCAGAAAGCCTATTTTTTCGAAAACCTCTCGCTTCGTCATAACACAGTATCCCAAGGGGAACCAGATTCCAGTTACGGGGCAGGGCAACGATTTCGCCCCCACTACGCCCATCAATGGGTCGTGGTGAAAAGGGTCGACCAATAAATCTAGCCAATTTTTCGATTGCACTTCCGTATCGTCGTTCAGGAATAGGATGTATTCGGGTTTTTTATCCCTGCTGAATATTGTATCCAGCCCCAGGTTGATTGCGCCGACATATCCCATCGGTTCCTTGCGGGAAATGATTTCGATATGTTCGCCGAGTTCGGCGATTTCCTTCGTCAACCTTTTTTCGCATTCCTTACCCTTCATGCCGTTGATAACCAATACGACTTCGACTGCGCCAGATGATAAATCCGTATTTTTCCGCACACTCGACAGGCATACCTTCAACGCCGTTTCGTAGTTGACGCCGCAGGTCGGGATGATGATGGAAATGTTTTTCTTTTTCGACTCTTTCAGCTCTTTCATAACATAAACTCCTTCCTACTTTTATTTATTGTTGTTGCGATATTTCGTCCTGGCGCCGTTCTGGGGCGCATTTTGGGGTGGGGTATTGACTGCCTTTTCAGCCTGAATATTTTTCTTGAATCCTGATACAATATCCGCCGCCAATTCCCAATTTTTGCATAAATGCTTGGTCGTAGTGGCGCCAGCGGCCAGGGAAATGTATGCGGTTACGGTGAAAAATTCCGCACGAGGGCATGCAGCGCGGTTTTCCCTATCCGGACTATGTTGACAGGTCAGGCAGGTTCCTTCGAAATACGACACTTTCGCCACGCCGATTTCCTTTTCCTCTGCTTTTAATTTTTTTTCATTCACATGAAACACGGGTTACACTCCCTTGATAACAACATCTTCAGCCTCTTGTTCGATTTCTTCAGGCGAGCTGTATCCTTGCTTGAGGAATGCTTCAACATCTTTCAGGTCGTGATATCCTGCGCCGATCCAATTAGCGGCGACGGCAGGCCGAATAACTATTTTTTGCCACGCTGCTGCATCTTCAGGATTCATCCGCAAAGATTTCCACGCCTTCACAACGGATGCGTACTTGAACCCCGCATCTAGCCAGGTCTTGATTTCACGCAAATTGACACCTGCATCCAGCCACTGCGGCAAACTATTCAGGTCCAGGTCGCCAGAGGTCAACAGGGGTTGAATGTATTTTTCCAGTTCCGTCACATCCAATTTCAGGTCGTCTGCAA